CGATTTTTATTCATCCATATTTGTTTGCAGGTTTTTCAATTTTATTCATTATTTATCAATTTTTCACAACCGAACAATTTATACTTTATCAGATTAAGGATTTTGTTAGTCATTACTTTTATATTACTTCATGTAAGACAGTATTTAGAAGCATTGTTAAAGGTTATTTATTATCGTTATTATATGTTTATGCAACTAATATTTATGATTTAATTAGGGAATTTGCACCAGTAGCTATTGAAGAAGATTACTTAGGAGCTTTGTTTGTGGTTGTTCTTATTTACTTTTTCTTTTGTTATATTAAGTTAATAAGAAAGAATTACATTTATAAAATTGTTTTTATGTTTTTAGCTTTAATAATCAATTATTATAATGAAAAATATTCTCATTTAAAAACAACAATGTGGATTCTTAAGATTTATAGGTTATGTTTATTCATTTATAACATTATAAGGGGTACTCCAATGTCTTACATTAATAGTTTAATATACACTTTTTCAAAAATATATAAAGGATTAGGAGTCAAATCTGCTTTTGTTTATGAATGTGGAACCTGCACTTTAAATAATGTTGAAGAAATGATTAATTTTATCACTACTATGTATAATTATACTTGTAATAAAACAAAATTTGAGGATATAGCACAGGAATATAAAGAGAAATATAATAAGGATACGTATGGAAAATTTGAAATTTTAAGGTTACCAAATGACTTGTCTTGCAACCATACACCCGATAATGAACAACAATTTCTAGTTAATTATGGTTTTCAAATAAATGGTTTTAATGTTGTTAAAAATTATCCACTTAAATTGCATAAATGTAAAAGGAATGAAATGGAGAGTATCTATAGGCAAATCCAATCAGGTATATTTTATGAGAAAAAGATTATGAATGATTTTATTAAGTTTTCCCATAAAATTATTGATAAATTGATTGATGATTACTATGCTGAACACTTCTATGATGATGTTATCTCATTAGATGATTATTATTCAAAAATTGGATCTAGGAGGAGAGAATATGAACAAGGTTATGAGAAATATTGTAATGGAGGAAAATTAGAATTAGTGTTTAGGATGCATAATAAAGATGATGAAAAACAGTACGTTGATTTTAATACTTTCAAATCTAAAGCCAGAAATATATGTGCCCAATTACCGATGGGGAAAATTTTGTTAGGAATTCCATGTGAGTTAGGTATGGATATCTTACATAGTTATGATTGGTGTGGCCCAGGTTCAAATTATGGTATCAGATGTCAGAAATTTAAGAATTGGATTAGTAATATTGCCAACTGTGGAGTTATTTGTTGTGATGGTTCTTCATTTGATTCTACTCAACATAGAATTTTAATTAAAGAAATAGATGCTTACTTTTTGAGAAGAGTTTTACAATATAATACTTATTTAGATGAATATTTTAATCTTCAAGATGTCTTGGATTATATAGAACAAGATCAATTTACGATATTTTCAAAATATGGATTCTGGTATAGAATAATGGGTACTCAATTATCTGGAAGAATGAATACTTGTTTGAGTAATACATTGAGAAGTGGTCTTTACATTATGTTTGTGTTACATAAAATGAATATTTTAAATAAAGATAATTTGGTGAAATTTGAAGTGAATGGTGATGATCAAATAATATTTATAAATAATAATTTAATGGATAGATATGAACAGTACGCTTATAAATACGTTTACTCTAATAAAGAATCTAATGAATATCATGGATTAGGGCAAATTTGCAAAATTTTTGATAAGTATCCAGGAATAACAGGTGCAGAATATTTATCAACTTATTTTATATATGATAATATAACTAATGACGTTTGGATGATTAGAAAACCAGAAAGATTTTTACAAATGATACCATTTACATTTAGAATAGGCACTAGGAATAAAAAGAAATTAGATTATCAAAGAACAATTTTAGGACTTGAAATAGTACAAGGGCAATTACACGAATTAGGAGGAGCCGTGTTTTATGATAAATTGTTAAATAAATATTTTAAATTATTGAAAAAGAAATTAAAGTATTTTGAAAATATTGGATATAAATTGGTTGATAGAAACTTAACTAGGAAAATAGGTGAAATTCATAGGCTATTAAAAATGAAAAATAAAGGAGGACAAGATTTTAATGACAGATTTAATGAATTATTTTTCAAATTCTTATTTGATAAATTCAAAATTAATGAGGACGATATTAAAGAGTATTTTGACTTAATAGATAAATGTGATGATTTAGATGGTAGTATTAATGTCACTTTAGTAGATAAATTTTACCCAGAAATTAAAAGTTATGAGGATTTCAATATTAAATGCAAAAACTTATTT